TCCCCCTCCAGAACCTCCTCCGCCAGGCGGTGCCGCAACCGCCGGGGTGATTCGCATTCGATCATCATTCGTGACGTCTGCGATTTCCCCAGCATGTAATTCAAACATACCATCCTCTTTTACAAACTGTCTATTTGTCCCGGATGCGAATGCTGGGATCCTATCAACCGCCGGGCCCGTTTTTGAAAATCCAGGCATTTGAATCCTGCGTGACTCGTCCGCAATTGACCTCACAATAGATCCCATTTTCCCCAATGCTTTCGTTTGGTCATCCGTTACTCCCAGCCAATCCTTAAAGATATCAACCAACTCCCGAATATTATCTCCCATCTCTCGTTGGACTTCCTCGATCGGACGCATAGCATCAAGCCTGATTCCTTCAGCCCTTGCATTATCAATCAATTCTTTTGTTCTGGCGTCAAGTGTTAGGTTGTATTGTTCCGAAAACCATAACTGCTCTGCCAGAAGTGGAGCAACAGCCCTCAATGAATCAACCTGACTTCCTCCGGCTGCCCGTAATTGATCGTAAAAACCCAGGGCATCCTGTTGGGATGCTTGGAAAATCTCTTGTGTCAAAAATGCAGTATTACCGAAGGCCCTCAGCATTTCCTGGCTGGCGCCGATTGAATTAATCACGTCTTGATTGTCCGTGACAAATTGCCTCAGCCCAAACAGTTCGGACAACATCCCAGATTCAAATCCTCCAACTTGACCGATGTCGAATAATGTATCAAGCTGGGACCCCATGATATTGATAATCTCCATCATGGTGTTACCTTCAGCCTGAAGGCTGTTAAAAAATGCCATTGCGTACTGAGTAGCTCTGTCGAAATTCTCCTGACTTGTCATCTGTGAAAATTTCATATCCAGAGCGTCGAGCTGTTCAAGTGCTTCGGTGTATTCACTCGATCCAATTCTCAAATCAGATATACTTTTTTCAAGATCAACAATCTCTCTCGCGATGTCTCCGGGGACTTTTATATATTGGGAGAAGGCATTCAATCCGCTATTCAATGTGCTGTTTATGTATTCCGTAATCTCCGCAATCTCCTGACCACTATCTCTCATCTTCCGAATTATCCCGAGCATCTCGGCGGACCCCTCGGTCCCCAGCCGTTGAGCTTCCCCGACAAGTTTCGTCCAACTCGCGCCCATCGTTGTCAAGAATTCGCTTTGGGAAATGTACCCGCTCTCGAGATCTATGAATATCTCCTTGACCCGATTCGCCCAGTCTGCAAAATTGTCGACAGTAATGTCTGACTGATCCATAATATCGGACAACATGAGAGAGGTCGCGGCGTGAGTGTCGCCGACTTCCTTGGCGAGTTCCTTGAGTGACTCCGTCAGCGCCTCGTTCATTTTCATCCAGGAATTTTCGCGGGTGATTGCCTGGCCGATACCGTCGCCAGACAGGAGAGATATTGCGCTGCCTATCGCTGAGACCACCCCCTGGATTATCATTGCCGGGTTCTTCTTAGATATCCCGACGGCGATACTGGCGGCACCTTCAGCAAGCCCAATCAGATCATCAGTTGTTTTATTCAACTCGACGCCCAGGCTTCCCAGAATGTCAGTGATTCCGGAAAGGACAGACTTCGAAAACTGGAGGACTTCGTTTGCATCTTCCCAATCTATGACCCACTTTTTCGTAGCCTTGGAGTTGTCTTTGACCTTTTTCATATTATCGAGCCAGGCAGTACCGAGGAGGGGAAACTGCTCGAGTGTTTTCTTATTAGCCTCGTTCATAGCGTGTTTAATTCCGAAACCTTCCCTCTCAATCCCGAGCAATTTGAATAAGGAATCGTCAATCTTTCGAATCTGCGGTTCCCATTCCTTCCAGATTTTCAGTCTAGCTTTTTCTAATTCAATATTTGCCGCAAGGATTTTCTTTCGCTCCTCTTCAGCGTCGGACAATTCCTCAACTTTGGCTGCCTCTTCGCTTGATGCTTCAATGACCCCCCGCTGTGCATCCCTGATTTTTTTATATGCTTTTCGTAAGGCGTTATTCGCCTTAGTATGTTTGGTCAGGAGTTGCAATAAATTTATATTCTTAGTTGCGTAATCGTCAGAGGATGACGTGATCCGTCGCATCTCAACATTAAAGGCTCTGAGCTCTTTTGTTTTCCCCATAGCTTGCTTGACTTGCTGGATCGCTGTCACGATATCACTGTAAGAATCCCGGTACGATGCTAGATCAGCCTTTTCCTTTCTCAATTCATTTGCAAACTGGCCGAAGTCCTTCGTGAATTTAACGAATTTATTTGTCGCTTTCGCTATCCATCCAATAAATTTCATGATACCTTTGCTGAATTCGGCCAGCCCCGCCACTGCACTTTTAATAAATGCGCTGACATCTTCCTTATTCTCGTTTAACCATTTGCTCAAGGCTTTCATTCCGGGCAATAGTTTTTTAGTAAGGACGGCCAGGAATTCGTTCTTGATGGCGGTCACGGTTGCGCGGAGGGTTGACTGTTGTTTCCTGAAGGCGATATTGGTGTTATCGGTCTTTTTCCCCATAGCGTCAAGCGCTTCGGTATATCGTTTCATTCCTTCTTTACTGGTTAAAACGGCAATCGCGTTGAATGCTTCAATGGAACCAAATAAATCTTTCTGCGCCTGGACATCACCCTTGACTTTGTCTGTCATATCCTTCATGAAACCGGTAAAACCTTTTGCCGAAACCGCTGCAATATCAAATTGAATCTTTAATCTTTTCGCTGCCACTCTGGCCTGTTCCGTTGGCGTGGCGATATTGGCAACGATAGCCTTCAACGAGGACATGGTCTCGGTCGTTTTTATACCTCCCGCCGTAAGGGATGCGACAATCGCATTGAGTTCCCGGAATTCGATCCCGACAGATTTAGCTACGCCCATGACTCGCCCAAAAGAACCCGCCAGTTCATTGACTGTCGTCATTCCTCTTTTGTTCGTTTCGAAAAAGATGTCTGAAATCTCCGAAGCCTGATCGACTCTGAATCCGTAAACATTCATCGCGGTCGCTATCACCTTGACAGCCGAATCCATGTCCGTCAAACCAGCCTTTGCGAACCGGGCGGCATCGCCTACGAACTTGACGGCCTCTCCCGGCTTCACACCGGCAGAGAGAGCCTGATACATGCCCTTTGTCAATTCGGTAGCGGATCCAAGTTCCCCAGCCATGTCGAGAATCTCGTTTCTAAAAACCGACATATTAATAGAGCTATCGCTGACCAATGTTGTCACGTTTGCCCACTGATCCTCGAAGTCCATCGCCTCATTGACGACGTCACTCACCGCCCTTTTTAATGTTCGGAGGGATGCGGTCAATCCTTTGGCGACCAGGGCACCGACAGCCATCGATTTCCATAGACTGCCAAAATTCTTTTTCCCTTCCTTGCCGGTTTTCTCCGCAGTCTTGCCGAGTTGCTTAATTTCTCCGCCAGCTTTCCGGACGGATACTATCCCCTTTTTTGTATCTACAAGTATGACAAGTTCTAGAGTCTCAGCCATGATCTACCTTTTGGTTTTCGTCGGTCTTTTTGGTGGTCTGGTCTTCTTCGGCTTCACCCAGAAACCTTCCTGGATGGCCAGGATTTTTTCGTATTCCCCCAGAAGCAATACTTCCGGAACCCGCAGCATTTTGCAAGCCGCCAGGAACGCCTCTATCCTTACATATCCCGCACTGTTTATCTGCGTACATATCAGTCTCCATATTTTAAATGCGAGCTGATGTCTCGAGCGAATCGGCGGAGCTTCGGCGGGAGGTTCTTTCGTTCCGGCCGCTATCTGCTCCGCGAACTGTTTTCTGTATACTCTCTTCTGGTCGGCGCTTAGAACACGGTGGTCCTTTAAAAAGGCAGCGACCTCCTTTAGTTTTTTAGGTCATCAAGTTCCTGGGATCGCTCTTCGTATCCAATCTCTTTCAACGCTTCTTGACAATGAGTATAGAATTTCATGAACTTTATCGATGGGTATTTTGACAAAAAAACCAGATTCTTTTTGTTGAATGGTACCATGGTGGTGCTTAGTTTTTTTCCGTCTTTATCCAATTCCCACAGCATTTCAATTTTAGTTCCGTCTGCCAGCTCGCGCTTGATCAGAGATCCCCATACCAAATTATTGAGCTTTTCCCATTTGAGGATATACCTCATTATGAGAAGTTCGGCGAATTTCTCATTTGATCCGTCTTCCTTTTTTTTCTCGCTCCAATCTTTAGAGAGATTTTTTGCCCGTCCATCTAGCTCCAAAATGTCCGCCTCTGTTGGATCCCCGATCGTGAATTCCGGTCCTCCGTCCATCACAATTTTGATTTGTTTCTCCATAGTGCCTCCTTTGTTTTTTTTTTAATCAAACATAATTGAAAGTTCGTCGTCATATGCACTCGTCGCGAATGCTTCTCCGACCCTTGATCCGGTAAGTTCCTCATCGCCGGTAATATCTGGTGTCATGAATTCTGCTTGTGGGGCGTTGATTGTGTATCGATAATCTGAAGTATCCCCGACGGGCATGATCATCGAATAGGTCGCTTGATTGTCTGTGAAATAGAAATATTTAGCATATCCCTTTTTGACAACCTCGTCGACAGTGATAGCGATCTCCCGGTTTCCGGCCTTGACAATACTTGACGGATAATCTGAATTGACCTTTTCGTCTCCGATCACGGTCAGATTGTTATTGACAACGATTTCAGCTTTCAGGATATCCAAATCGGCAGCTCCATCGGCGTCAATGTTCTCAGTGACTTGACCATATGCTCCATGAACAATGGTCCCGGAATCCGTTGCAGTCGGTAAAAATCCGCGGACTTCGGCATTATCTGGAACCGATCCGACGAGAGCTTCGATAGTGACAATGTCGGTATCATAATCAATGGCGGATATAAGATATCCGGCGCCAGCGTTGTCTTCCCATGATAAATCGGCGAGTTGAAATTCGATCTTTGCTCCGACCTTGAAGACTTTCGCATTCGTGACGGTGATATCTGTATCCAATGCCTCGTATCCGGCAACGTCATTGACGTCTGTCGTTCCAGCCCAAACCATGCTCAGGTATGGACCAGTCAGAGACATCTGTCCGAGAGCCGCGTCTGATTCCCCAGCCTCAACGGGAAATGTTCCGACGTTTGAATATGCGCCAGCACACCAAAAAACAATATGACCCTGTCGGAAAGCTATCGAAAAAGAAACCAACGCAGTACCGACTGGCGCCAGCGTGTACTCGACCGATGTCCCGCCGACAATCGTTTCGATTCCCATCAGGGATTTTAACAAGACACCACACCTCGGGGCGACTCCTCCAGATCCGGACGGCTTGATCAAGTATGCGATCGCAAACTCGCCAACCATATATGGCCCTTTTACCGGAGGTAACTTCGACAACGTGTTTCTGAGTTGCGGATCCGGTTTATAGATCCGAGGCTGTTTGACGGATCCCTGTTCGATCAAGTTGACAACGTCAGTCGCCACAGGATAAATGAGTTCCCCCGGTGTGGTTTCTTCCTTGATAAAAACGAGTGTGTTCTTTGCAATTGCAACATTTTCACTTGGCATTTGTCACCGCCTGTTTTGGTTTCTTTTCAACTACCGGAGGTTTTAAATCCGCCGGATTGTCTGGAACCCATTCGGATGTACGGTTCAACGCGTGGGCTATTCCAATATCGAACATTCCACTCGTCGGCCCGTCCTTTTCTTTCTTGTAAAACTTTCCATATTTGGGAACCTCAGTAAACGGGAAGCCCCCCTTGTAAATCATCTTGATTTTTTTCATTTCATTTTACTCCTCGGTTAATGATAATTTTAGCCCGGCAAAGGCGCTGAATCCTTCCGAATTAAAGTTCGGAATCTGACCCGGTTCAATATCTCCAGTTACCCAAATTCTCACAACTCCGATAGGCGGGTTGCTTGCGTTGTTCAATATGAGTTCCAATTCGTCGGTCATTTGGAGGACTCCTTTCGTATTCCCCTCCCCCATGACTGCCGTCTCTGGTTTCCATATTGATTGGTAAACATAGATGTCAATATTCCTTTTCCAGTATTGGGGCTTTGGCTTTGATTTATTTGGGAGTCCAGGAAGGCAGACAATCCCGACCGATGGCATTTTATACGAATGAATCGTATAAAACCCCAACGGAGAATTTAAGATATAGGCCCGGTCTCCGATGGTTCCGGAATACTGCGCCCGGATCAAGGTCTGAATATACGCAAGTGAAGTTTTTCGACTGCCCATTATGTCAGTTTCCTTTTCAGATCCTTCGGGATGTTTGTCATTTCCTTTTTAGCAGCTCTCGAGAAATTGCTGAAATGGCGCGCGGGAATTTCTAGCTCCCAGCCTTCCGGTAAAAATACCTTTTGAGCCATGAACCAACGCTTCTGCTTTGCTGTGATCGGATATGGTTCAACGCCTTCGTCGTGAACGAGAGCAATGTCAATACCCTTGACGACCTTATTCGTTCTCAGGGCAACGCCGCCGTTGATCATAACCTTTTGCATACCGAACGGAATGGCGCTCGTTGAGAGGAGGGGTTTATTCCCTCGACCCTTTCCCTTCCCCTTCCGTCTCCACTTCTCAGTCAACGGAGCGAGGGCGTCCCAGGCTTCCCCGATGTTCGCCCCACTGGTTTGAAAGGTCCGGACTTGATCGGCCATTCCAATCTCGCCAGCGGCGTCGGCTATCATTTCAGAAGAGATAAGCCTCTCCGCTTTTTTTAGGAGCGGAGAGACTTTATTCCTTTTGATCTTAATTTCCATTACTTGAGAACTCCCGTCCCGAATTTCGATTCCTCAATCGGTGAATAAAATTCAACATCGCCAGAGCTTGAGGACAGATCGGGGACCGTCCCGTCTCCGTCTCTGATTTCTTTCAGCTCCTCGAGGACGGCTTCCGCCGCTTCCTTGACGGCCTTGTTCACAACATCGGATCGGCGATATAACCATAGGTTAGCCAGGATTACAGATACACCATTGATGTAATCAGGCACCGGAGAAAAGGGAACCACATACTTGCTATTACAATAATAATCAATTCGACCGTCAGCGTATTTGATAGCAGCTGCTATTTTGGCTGTCCCTTCCTCGCCGGTCCCGGCGATATTATTTAACGAAGTATCATACTTCGATTCCCTGACCTCTGCCTCGGTGCTATATCCCATCACTACCTTTTACGCTTGCCGGACTTCCCGCCTTTCCCGCGTTTCCTCGGAACCTTTTTGACTGTCGGCTTTTCCGTTTCCGGTTCCGCCTTGGTCTCAGGCTCATCAGATTCGGGAGCCTCTTTCACGACAATGTCAACGCCTTCAATTTCTGGAGGATCTTCCATCGATTCAGCTTCAGGATCGACAAGCTCCTCCGGGATAATAGATTCCTCGGGGAGCAACATGACCCCCTCGTTTACGACGGTTCCATTCTGATCGGTGAGGATATTCCCGGCTTCCTTATCCTTGACGTCATCTCCGGAAACGGACTTGACTTCAACCATCGGCTCGAGAATCGGTTCTCCAATCTGTTCGACTGGAGGACTCTCGACTGGTTCCATTGGTGTCGGCGCCTTGACCTTTTTCCTGTCGGCACTCGCTGCGCGCTGGATTTCATAGACAGGCCCCTCGAAAGGAATCGCCTTTGAAATAATAAACTTGTCACACTCGCGCCACTCTCGGGTAACAATAAATTTACCGATACCCTTTTTTTTCGCCCCTTTATAATTCGGGGATAGCCTTATTTTAAACATTAAGCCTCCTGTGTTTTAAGTTTACGCGTTGTAAATTTTCTGGATCACTTGCCAGAAACCAAAGCCGAGATTATACTCAGCCCGCGCTCCGTATGCGTATTGATCAGACATAAATCTGTCACCTTCAAACCATTCGGCGGTGAAGGGTTCTGTTTCCATCATGATCAATGGGCGAATCGGCATGTCTCCGCGAACGAGAAACCATGACTCCTGAGTGTAAGTTGACTTGTGTCCATTGACATCGTAAGTGGTATCAGTGTTCAACCTTGCATTAGGAATCACTCCGGCCACTTGCCCGAAATAGGGGTTCCGATTATTAGAGGTGTCGAACTCTCGGAGAAACGCCTCGGTAAATATGGCGATATCTTCGGCCGCGCAAATAATGTAGGGCTTCGCTCCGGGACCATCGTCAAACATGGGATCCCCAGATCTTACATGAAGATTAAAAAATCCCTGTTGTGCCGATTCGAAATCAGCGGTCACATGGGCGACGGTATCAACACCGGTTCCGGTGGTGATATTGTCGTTTGTGGCACCGACTCCGGGATCCGGATCATATACCGGGTGACTGTTTGAAAAGAATGTCTGTGTATCAAAACATCCCGCCCAGGGATATGTTCCTTTTGCTCCGCCTCCGGCCTGTTCTCCGTCTCCGCCTTTAAGGAAATCGAAAAATAGTTTATTCGGATGCTGCATGAGGGTCAATCCCATCTGATCAATTCTCGGTTTAATCATTCCGAGGTTCGGGGTCAAATCCCTTTTCTTTACGCCGATTGTCTTTTCCCAGACCCTTGACGTAATGCTGAAATCGTGCTGACGCAATGCCTGAATGTCTCTGGTATCAATAAACTCTTTGACGCCGGAGAACTCTCCAAGCCAATCAAAATACGCGGTCTGATCCTTCGTCTTGAAGATGGTTGAAAATAGATTCCAGGGTTGCCCCTTGGAATAGATGTCCATCGCATGGAACAGGGTTGTATTTGATGCTTTTCTCTGATTTACTGTAATGAATGCCATGTCGTTCTCCTTATGTGATCAACAGACCGGCGGCTCTCATAGCTGCCAGTATGGCGTCGATGGTGGTTTTGTTGGCTGCTCGATCAACGATCAACGCGTCAATTTCAACATTATTGAGATCAATGGCGGCTTTGAGGGCTGCGGTATCCACGATAGTTTGATCTGTGGCGGTATCGATTAAGGCCAGTTCTGCCTCCATTTCCGCTTTGGTGGGGGGATCTGTAAGGGATGTCGATGAAGCGTAGGCACCCTGAGTCATCGCGTCACAGGCTGCAGGATCAGATGCTGTAGCGGCCCCGGCATCGGCAATAGCCGCGGCGATAATGGCTTTGGAATAAATCGGTTTCACTTCAACGAGATTTGTCCCCACAAATCGGACAACCTTCCCAACATAAACCCCATTCCCGACTGTTTTGGTGAGAGTGTCGTCGTCTGAAATGTAAACGTCGAGGCCGATATCGGTTATGGCTGCACTTGCAAGAGTAGCAATAAAACGGTCAGGTCTTTCGACGATGACCTTCAGCGCCCCGCTTGCTCCGGAAGTGTTGTCCTTTTGCTCTTGGGCGATACCCTGAAAAATATTGGCCGCTACGTCCGCCGCCGGGATGGCATAACCAGTGGCATCAACGCAGACCATCGCGCCTTGAAAAATATTGACGGCCGTTTTGACTTCAAGAGAGAGGCTTTGATCTCTCTTTTGTGATCTTAAAACATTCGCTGCGAGTGCCATTAGTCACCTGCCGGTTTCTGGTTTGCAAAACTCCAGCTTTTTGGGACTTTGGTCTGATCACCATCCGGATTGACTCCGTCAAACCCGCCGAATTCCATCGCGGGCATGGTGTCATATATACCGATCTGGGCGGTGTAACTCGCCTCGTCCGATTCCTTGAGTTTCAATAACACAGCGGAGACCCCGTCCTTTTGTGATGGCTGGATCTTCCCTTCCGCGATCAGCTTATCAATATCGTTTTCGACTGCGGTCTTGACGACCGTTTTCGAAAATTCAAGATTAGCTTTCTCGAGGTTCGTTTTGTCTTGCTCTAACGTGACGACCTTCGCTTTCTCCGCGTCGACTTCCGCTCTGACCAATACGATCTCGGCTTCATGGTCAGCCTTGAATTTAATCTCGGCTTTCCCGACTGCGATTGTTATGAGGGCGTCAACCTGTTCTTGTGTGTAATTTGCCAATTCATTCTCCTTTTTAAAATTTACCGCTTCGTCTAACTCGTCCGGATCCGGAGGAGGCGGAGTTTTCAATTCATCGATATTCCATTGACCGATAATCCGGTCAGCCTCCTCGACTCCGTACAATTCGATAAACAAATCCCGGACCCTCTGGAACACCCCAGCGGTAACAAGATGTTTCCAATCCTGATCAGAAGAGACGAAGGAAAACTCCTCCTCTCCCTCCTCTTCCTTGTAGGTCAATTCTGGCATTTCTGGAATCGCTGGCAATTCTGCCCCCAGGAGCGCCAGGTGTTGCAAATACATTGATTTTAATGACGGCTCGTATCGAGCGTGTATACTCCATGTTTTGACAAGTCCCTGCTCGAAGACTTCAACAAGTTTGGGATGTACTAGCCAATCAGAAAACAATTTTTTACCATCAGTCCAGACCTTCTCGATCCATCCAAAGGAAGCCCAGGACTTCGGTCGCCCGGCTTCATGTGTGATTGTTATCGGCGCCTCTCTGAATTTGGGGTCATAAGAATCCACAATCTGCTTCATCTTTGCCGGTGTAAACGGCGGGTCCGTCTCTTTGCTTAATGCTGCGATAACAACGCCATTGAATGGGATCATCTTCGATCTGTCGAAGACTGGGAAACCACTTTCTTTTTTTTGTTCGTTCATTGTTCGTCACTCCTTCTATAAATGATTAATTTTCATTTGTCAAGCCTTTGTTTTTTTATCCAGCTCAGAGTCGAGCCGCTTGACTTCCTTCTCGTTACTATTTTCTTTCTTTGCGATCTTCGTGGAATACGCCTTCATGTTCACCGCCGGTTTGCTGAAATCCTCCTGTACCTCTGCGCCGCTGGCGGATGCGGTGTCGTCCCATTCAACACCGTTCCTCCTGGCGTATCCGATCGTTATCGGGAGAGTAGTTGATCGGCACGAATAGTGATTTGGAGGCCAGATAGATGACCATATTGAATGATCCTTCGGATACCTCAATCCACCAAGGGGGATACATATCTCTTCGGTTGTCCTGCTATCCCGCACGATGACATATTCAAACCCCTCGACAATGGGGGATCCCATTCCGGCCTGTCTCCTGGATAGATTATAAATGCTATGGACATTCGTCCGGAAGACGGTCTCAACATGGTACGGCTTGAGCGGGGTAATCCCCCTCTTCTCGAATATTTCCTCGATATTCTCCCGCCACTCTTCGAAATCTAAGCCGGAATTTATCGAGTCAAGGAGGCTGTTCTTTACATCAATGAGGGCACCGGTCCGCTCTATCTTCTGGACGGAGAATGTCGTCGCCTTTATCTCGGGTAACGCTGCCTTGAATATCGCGGGAGGTATGATCTTTTTGGCCTTCAGGTTCGCGATCTGATCGTCAAGGGTATCAAAAAACTCAAAATCCGATTGTAGTTTTATACTGCCAGACTCGATCGCCTTGATATCCCGATCCATACTATCATACCCTTCAAGATAGGAGAGGGTGAAAGTTTTGTCGTACAATAGGCGAAGGGGTTTGATCAGTGGGGATAGATTCGCATAGTCGTCATAACTCTTTAGCTTCCGGAGTTCTTTTGTCCAGATGACAGATTGTTCGGCGTACAGCTCAACACCGAGGTCAAAGGATCTTTCCTCGAGTTGATCGATCTTTCGGTTTTCTATGTCTGGCATTAGCTAATGGATTTCTTGTCCAGGTTTCTATAATACTTTGCAACTATCCCCTCTTGATGATTTATCGAAGCAGAAAAACCCTGCGGTAATCCACCGGTGGATCCTTCCGGAATGACGAGAAGGTCGTCCCCTTTCTCTGGCTGCTTCAATCCAAAGATTTCATATACCACCTTTTTGGTAACTGGGAGTTTCAGTTTCGCCAATAGGTCCATAACCTTCAACATGACCTCCATGTTTTCTAGGTGCCCGGTAACGAATCTATATTTCGGATACTCGGTGACATTCGAGAAATTGTAATTGACCAGGGGGGGGATGATACAATCATTGATGACACTCTCCATCATAGAGACGTCAGATCCCAGGACGTCCCGACGAGTTACAGTGTCGCGGATCTTATCCCTTGCGTAGGATCCTACGCCCCCGGAATCAAGAGAGCTGACCTGACCCAGGACCAGAAAGCACATTCCTTTGTCAAAATAGCTGGCTGCGTCGTGATACGTTTCTGCCCCTTCCTGCTTTGCCTGGATCAATTCGAGAACGAGGCTCTCCGGGATCCGGACGCCTGTCCGCTGTTGAATGTTTTTTATAAAGTCGTCGACTTTCGCCTTCGTCTCTGGGTCTGCAATAGTCCCCTTCACTACGACAATAGGAGTTACGAAATTTTCTAGGAAAATCTGCCAAAAATTGATAACGTTCCGCTTGATAAACCAATACCAATACAGATTGGAATAGAGAGATAAACCCCACCTGTTTTCGTATTTCTGATTGAAGGTCGTCACGACAAATTTGTTCGGCGGGAGTTTCATTCCGCTAGTGACAGTATTATCAATGAGCCTCAGTTCGTCGGCATAGTTCCCGTCCTTTTGGTGTCCGGTTTTTTTCTTGAAACAAAAGAGAGTCTGCCTCCGGCTCATGAGATCCCATAACCACCATTTGTTCTGGTACGGGTGCCAGATCATCTCGGTTATAGAGCATCCAACTTTTAAAGCCTCGAGCATCTGGTCAAGTTTCGAGTGCATGTTCGTTATACCCTTAAAATTCTGGCGGACGAAATCAGTCACCTCGTTGTCCTCGCCAACGATCTCCCGCGGCATGGCGAGGAGGGATTGCTTTCGGAGCTGAATCAACCCGGCGAGATATGGATCCGTCTCGTCCATCCTCGCAACCTGGGCGATAATGTCGGAGACGTCATCCTCAGATTGACCGAGGAAATATTCATTCGGGTTCTCTATTACATCGTCACCCACAAAAAACGGGGTAATCGTATCCCTAGCTGCCGCCTCGACCTGTCCTTTCGGAGGGGTGTCCTCGGGTGTAACCGGGGTCGGCGGTGACAACTGTATACTTGACCCCTGATCATTGTAAATTTTTATTGATGATTCCATTATTAAGCCTCCATAAAGGATTTACGCGCACTCGGGCGCTTATATGATTTAAATACCTGTTTCCCGGTTATGTATTCCTTTCTGAAACGATAGAACATTGCATATCTACCGGCATCAAGTAAATGATTTCCGAACGCTGCAATCGGTTTCTTTTCGTCCGTCTCCTTTCCCTCTTTGTCCTCCGGCCATTTATACCCCGATCGCTCCTTGTGTAAATTCTGGTTCGCCGGGATCGAATATATATCAGTCCAGACCTGATTCAGGAATCTACAACCATCAACCACACTTTTTTTTGGCTTGAAGCATGGAACGCAATTAAACCCGGCCAGGCTGATCGCTTCTATTCTCGATGGATCTTCATTATCTGCAACGATCAGACACGATTTATCCGGGATGACTGCGTTCATGTTGTCAATCAGTTGACCCTCTGTCTGCCTGGTTTGATAAATGAGTTCCCGGAAATAGAAGACTTTCTTTTCTTCAACCTTCCCGACCTTAATTTCAATCAGAGCATTCGGGGCAGTGAATCCAAAGTCAAGGCCGTATAGAGTTTCCCATGTCGCAGGAATGTCCTCGGGTTTAATGATCTGGAACCGGGGGAAGATTAACCCCGCTGGCTCCGCCCATAGGCCATCTAAATAAATCTTACGAAGAGTCGAATCCTTTTCCTTTTCCAATTCCCTGACATACTCCGGATCCTCCTCAAGGAGAAATGGGTTATCGAACACTGTTGAATGGTGCGTATATGCGACTGGATCTTTATTATCAAAAAATCTAATCTTGACCCATTTAGCCTCGGACTCATCCGGATTAAGAGATCCGATTATCTGTTTGTAATGCTTCGTTTTCCCCCGGAGACGCCGATTGACTTCTTTGAAATCCTTCTCGGTAAATTCTGAAAGCTCCTCCATCCATGCACTGGTCATGCCCTTGAATGATTTCATCTTCTCTGGATCATCAAGGCCGGTAAATATCAATATGTTCTTTTCGCCCCTGGCATTATAGAAAGTGATCCGGCGAAGGGTTTTATTATAATTGTATCTGATCCCTTCCTCTTGCAGGATCTCTTCAAATACAGAAACCACACTATCGATAGTCGTGACCTTGTATTTTCTTATAATTACGAATTTATGATCGCCTTCGGTGAGGCAACGATATATGATTTTACGGGCAGCGAATTCTGACTTACCGCCTCCAGACCCACCACACAGGATGAGGAACCGGGACCGATTCCACAGGGGAGCTTCAAACTTTTCGGGTATCTGTATTCTCAAAACATCCTGACCCTACCTCCTTTCACAGTGCCGATTCTTTTTATGTCTAGGCCACAACCTGAATGAATAAAGTAGCCATCCTTACTCACCGCAACCGCGTCGCCTTCATGCATATCATGTCTACATTTACAGCATTGTTTGACGCCCCTCCTCCACCTGGGATCAATCCCCGATTTGCTTTCGATGTCGCCATCAATGGTTGATTTACCGAATCTGATTTTCATTTGACTCTCCACGGTTTCGGGTCTGGCCTTGGTGTCGTTGGCCTTTTGCCGATATGGATATTGTTCTTAGGTGTCATCCCACATATAACAATAACAAAACATCCGATCATGGTAACTATGGCTAGACCGATCATTTCCCCGCCTTGTTTAGTCGGTCGACTATCTGGTTTATTTTATCGGGGATTTCATTCATTATTTCTGTCGTCATATACTGGCCCTCTGAATACAGTTCCATTTCTTTGATTGGGTCCGGTTCCTTCTTGGCCGATCCGGGAGCGATACCAAGCCCACAGATACCAGCCAGTACACCGATAAAATTCTTCCTATTCATTTCTTCCTCCTCCGACGACATATAGTGTGGAAGAATTCGCCATTCCCGAAAAAATTCGCCTCATCAACTAAGATCGGATATTTACAAATGGGGCACACCGGCCGACCTTTCTTCCCATTCACCCGATCGATCAGCTCGTTGATCTTCTTGGTGATATCCCCTATCATATCGTGAAATTCTATTGTGCCCGGATTTCTTGGATTATAGTCGCCCACCTGTAACCCATGATTATACTCTTCGATCTTCTCGATTTTCTTTTTCAAAAGATCCGGAACCCTCTCCATTTCTTGATAGAATTCCTCGACCTTTCTGGCCCTCTCACAATCCCAATGAACGTAACTATCATCCTTGGCTCGCCAGGTATACCCTCCCTGCATGACGCCTTCCACTGGTCCACCACATTCCGCGCATCTCTTTTTTTTATCCGCCTCCCTGCGCTTCACGCATTCAGCATGAACCATTCCAGGGGCATTGGCGACTATTCTCATTTCGCCTCCGTGTGGCTTATCGCAAAAGGCACACAGCGGAACCTCCTTGACCTCGATCGTGACCTCGATTGATCTTGGGGGCCATTGGTGATCCTTCCAGTCCTTTGGCTTTCCTCTTTTTTTTCTTGGATCAATTACGATTTTTAGATCGCATTGACTTAATACCTCAAGTTCCTTTCTAATTGAATCAATTGACCTATCTCCTCCAATCCATCCTCGCCTTTTGATTATCATTTTACCTCCCGGATAATGACCTCGATTTCGACTTGACGCGGGGGCCATAATCGCTTGCCCCATTCTGCTGCTACGCCTTTCTTTTTATATCCACCGATCAGCATTCCGCCATCCAAATCCATATCATGTTGAATCATTCGATCCAAAGTCGAACACTTCCCAACCCACCGCTTAAACTTTCGCCTTATCATACTACCTTATCAAGTTTCCCTTTCACAGGAATCACACACAACGAACCAATCAGCTTCCTTTCTAAATGACATTTAACTACTCTCCTCCCTCCGCGCTCCTTCTGCCTTGCTTCGGAGCGTACCCACCGATTGGAAAAACAGGCTGTCTTTTCCAGAAATTACAGGAATGTTTCGGCCATACAACCCCGGAGAACTTATTTGATTTCGTGTTACAGCACCGCATCACCCACACATTGCCCCCGGCGCTCTCTGAATTCCCAGGATATACACACGTCCCACACCTTTCGTCACTCATTCAAGCTCCTCCATGTAATCAATGACTGCCCGAAACGCTGCCTGTCTTTTTACCAGGTCGTCAACGAAATCAGCATCAGGAGAAATCAGCTCATCATTAATCATATTCTCAAAACAAGCAACTGACATCTTTAAACTTCCCTTCAACATCTCCCATACATCAGTTGTCAAAACTGGTTTCTTTTCACTCACCCTCACCTCCATTGTCTTTATCTTCCTCACCATTCCCACCATTGCCCGCACCGTTGCCAGACTTCGGCCTGATGATCTCGACTGTGATATGACTTAGTATTTCGGCCCGACCGCCCAGGGTGATTTTTAATTCCTTCAAGCCCTGGAGTTCGTGCAATTCCTTTGCTACTAGCAACTTGTCTCTGGTAGTCTTCGCCTTAGTATACAGATCATCCATTCTGGCGAAGGCTCTGCCGAGTGCTTCAATTGAATCATACTTGGATAACTCCTTTAATAGTTCATGAACCGTGACCAGGTACTTGTCAAGTGAATGAATCGTTACATCCCAGGGACCGCCTATTTTATCCGGCATAGTCTTTGCGCTGGTAACTATTCGGAATATATCCTCTCTTCGATATCCCTCCATAACCAGCTTTAAAACGTGATCAACTCGGCGCCTTCGTTCTGCTTTATTGCATCGACCCATTAGTAAAACGTCCTTTACATTTGATCATTTTTCTTACAAAATCAATAACCTTTCTGCATAAACCATACCACAATGATGTATTTTTTTGTACAACCGGGGCGTTTTTGATCAATTCTATTGTAGAAAATAGTCGCTTGATAGTTCTCAGGTGTGCAGCGTCGAGGACATGCTGTCTCTGTTCCAGAGGGAAATTATAAAACGGATGATTGGGCTTACCGGTTGACATTCTTTCTTACTTAAAAATATCAATAATCAATTCTTCCGTTGTGTCTCGAATGAATTCATCATGATCTTTTCTGGAAAGCCCGTGATTAGCTGGTAAGTTTCTTGCCAAGATCTCTACAATAATAGTATTCAAACTCATCTTTAACCTTTTGTCAGATCCGATCTGTTCTCTTAAATACTTTTTTGCATTTGCAATACTTAACGCTTGGTTTTCCTCAACTCTTCTTAATTCTTCTTTTGTTTGTTTTTGATTTTTGCTCATACTACCTCCTGTTTTATTTGTTGACATTCTTCCATTCCTTCGGGATCTTAAATCCATAAGCCTTCACTGCATTAATCAATGCCCTTGCTGCCGAGTCGGGATTTGGATAAAAGGTAAGGGGGCCTACCCTCGAGGAGACCCCCCCGTTTTTTTGTGTGTTTTCGTTATCGCCTTTAGCCATAACGAGCGGACCGTCCTCACTATCCCTGGTTATGGCGCTCGATATGATACACCCCCGTTCGTCTACGCAACTCTGAAATATTTCTAGTCACCGGGTGAACAGACCATGCTTTAATGTTATAACACCGCCCAAACCACATTCGCCAAATACACAAACATTTCTCGCCGTTCTCCATATACTCAGATTTATACCGAAGCGGAAACAACTGTTTTAAATACCATAAAATTTTATTCATGATTCCTCCTATGTGTTTCTATATCCCCCATTCTTCCAATAAATAAACACAACCGCGATGATAACAATAATCACCGGAGACAAGATCAACCACATGCTCCAGTCCCAAACCTTCGCCAGCTTCAAGGCGATTAATGAGAGCTGGATTCCTCCGAGAGCCGAAGCTACCGCCCACCCTAATATTGACATTTCTCTATACCTAAACATTTGACACCTCCTTTGTTTTCTCAATTCTTTATTGATAAATCTTCTCAATTTTGTAGTATCCCTACGAGCCGTTATTAAAACTCCACGCCACGCAAACCATCTGCGTTGTTTTATTGACATTAGATTGGTTGTTTGAATCTTATGGACAATTACTTTTCTTGGGAAATTAACAACACGGGGCCTCGGAATTCCTGGCAGCGGAACGACCTTCATTTTCTTTCCTGGGATCGGTTCAATAGTACATTTCTCTGGGGTACTATGGTGGAATTCCTTCGGCCAATCAATCAAAAAGCCCCTATCACTCGACATCACTATCCCCAATCTCGTCAAGGATTTCGTCAGATTTGATTTCCCTCGGAGGTGTCACATACTTAGCTTTTTTTTTGTCCAATTGAACAATAATTTTTTTACTTAAAAGAGGACAATTGTCTGACAAATAACTCAAAGTGCATTCCTTTAATTCCGGAGGTTCCGAGAGTATCCAACAATAATTCATTTGAATTCCATGAACAAAAAAAGGACAATTACTTTCTTTTTTCACCATGATTATTGTCGGTTTCATTCGATCACCGTCCCGCAGTTCGGACAAACAATTTCCTTTTTATCCTTCGCCTCGAATTCGACATGATGAGAACCGGGTTCCGGAACTGGCTCGTCTGTGAAAAATTCAAGATGAAATTCCTCGAGGTCGATCTCTGGGGTCTGCAAAAGGTCGGCGATCTCAGGAGGAGTGATTTCGTGCAATTCCGAAAACTCATACAGCCCTTGACCTGTTATCTCTCCGAAACTTGAATTACCGGCGAGGAGGAGCCGGGCCGCTTCCTTTTTATTATCTGCCTCTATATCAGAAACCGGGATAGGACCAATCGTCCATCCATGATTGATCATCTCCCGGACGACTGCTATCCTCTGATGTCCGTCAATGAAATAATTGATTCCCTGATGCTTCCAGACCACCACAGGAAAACAGAATCCATGTTTGGCTATTATTGCCCGGAGCATTCCCGCGCTTTCGTTCGATAGTTCCTTGAGCCTTCCCTGAAAATCGACAAGATCTCCGATATCGACCAGCCTGTTCCCCGTACACCTGATTCGAATCTCATTTCCCATTCATCCCCCTTGTATTATTTTTAAAATCATTTGTCAAGTTTTATTCAAAATCTCCCGACTCTGCAATGTCACAATTGAGATGAACGAACGCGCCGTCTTCATCCCTGCATGTTTCGTCATCGGGATATATCTCTTCATCGCACAGACCACAGAGAGCCAATGGTATCCGCTGGTCCGCCAATGGCGTCGGGTCAACGTTAATTACTTTTTTTATCATTTCTTCCTCCTCTTAATCCTCGCTATAATTTCCGCCAGTCTCTCGGGAGTCACGTCCCCGATGTCACAATGTTCGATCCGATCGCCGTCCTTTGCGAATTCATGAGTTATATTTTCGCCGTCCCTATTAGATATTAGAATCTCGGCGTTTCTACATTGGCTATATGGTGGGTTGACTCCGATCACATATATCAGCCTCCTTGAATATTCATCATTTTCGTTATCGCAATAATTTCCATGACAAAACTGAATAGATATGGAATATCCATTCTCGAATGTCATCCAGAACCCTCGATACATCACGGCAAATCCTGGGGGCATTTCTTCCCTCGCCACTTCACGAATAATTTCTCCTATTTCTGACATCACTCCCCCTTTTTATACTCCGCATCAATGAGGCTGCCGTCCTTCGAGAATATACATTTATGATCCTCGGATGTATCAACCTCACTTAATAATATCACCGGCTCACCTGGTACGGGTTGACAATGACCATCATGCCCCATAACTTTAATCGGCGGCCAGTTCGACCATTCACAATTTCGACAGGTTCTCATGATTCCTTTAGATTGCAAATACCAACGATCACAACATCATTCAGCGGAACCTTAGTGATCTTAAATTCAAGCCCACATTCCGGACACGGGTCGGATCTCAAGTGAAGCCCCCCATGATTATGCGTTACCGTGTAAACAGTTCCGGGCGGCATCGCAGCCCATCCATTCGAGAGTCTTCTCAAAGATTTTACTCGCAATCCATTCCAATCTCTCATTAATTTCGGTCTCTTCATTCACCCCTCCTTCTTCTTAATCCTAACAGACCCGCGCTCCGGGTATTCCTCTATTATTTCATATTCGGGACCACCGGGATCACCAAAGAGGACAACACTTCCCTTGATAAACGGATGCCCTGTGATTGCAATTTCCCAACTCTCTTGATCCCGAACCGCCCGCTTGTATCTCGCCCGGTTCCGCATCCATCGCGCCAGGGTGTAGCCAGTCAGCCAAACAAGACACCCGATGAAAATCCAGAAACAAATACTCATGGCGTCGCTTCCGGTGGGTCTGGTTTAATCTGCTCCGTCCAGTGGGACACTTCCATTAATTCAAGATTGGAGTCCGTATCTCTCACATACCATGTTTCCGATTCACTCTCCCAATATCCCACGCGTACACCATCCCCATAGTCCTTTTTGAATCGAGGTGCATATAAATAAACATCTGTTCCAGATTCCGGCATTTCGTCTGGAACCTTTTTCCATTCGGTTTTGGGTTTCATTATTTCGTCTCCCACGCAATCGCATACGATACCAGCATTGCCCCGATCGCTTCCCCGAGAGCTTCCTGGTTCTCGATCCCTGATTTGACGTCATCCGGATTCGATATGAAAAAGGATTCAATCAGGAGACAGTTCGGAGCCTCAGACAAAATCGTTCCGCCTCGATCTTTTCGTCTCGTAGGTTTAATACTGCGGTTCCTTGTATCGAGGAGGAGGGAAATTCTCTCCGACATTATCCTCGCCAGATCCGAGAGGTCGTCTTTCATTCGATTATAAAAATTCTGTACCCAGATCAAAACCTCCGTTCCCCTCACCGTATCCAGTGAATACGAATTGCAATGAAAGGAGATAGTCAGGTTCGCCTCGAACTCCTTCACCTCTTCAACCAGGGCGGGAATTCCCTTCGTCCGATAAAATATTCTTGCATCGACCGGCGCCGGTTGACTGATCTCAAGCAGGATGTCCGCCATCTTCCGGAAAACAATCTGGACAAGTCCCTTATTGTATACAAATTCGGTCAGGCCATCAGCACTCGCGGCCCCCTGTTCGTCCTCTTCGTGCCCTACTATTAAAGCTATTTTCATGTTTCCTCCTTGTTTATTTGATTCGACTCCCATTCTCTTCTGGCAGCCTTATAATGACTCTTCCCAGTAGACTCCGAATAATGTCCAAATATTTCAGACACTAAATCATATGAAATCGGGTGTCCCTCAATGGTGAATAAATTTTTAACCGCCCTCCTGTAAAGCTGATATAAGGTAAATCTTTCCCCGCCATTCGTTCCGACATTGGCATAATCAGAATCAGAAAAATAATACCCGTACCAGTAAAGGAACCCCTTGCAACTACATTGATCATAAGTTCTCCGGTTGTGCCTTATTTTCAAGGCTAATTTAAAAATTTTATCTTTGTATCCGGGGTCATCGATGCTCATTAATTTATCCTTCATTCCAATATAACTGAACCATTCATTTCTATATCCAAAGTGAGTGAGTCTTCTTCTGGTTCCGGAGCATGGCAAAGACATAATTTTTTTCATGGGTGCTGAGAAATCCTTTTTTAGAATTCCGATCGCCGGTATCTTTTTGTATCTATGTACTTGGCTTAATAGATTTAATTCGCCGATAAGTTTAAATTCGATGACAAAAAGAGTTCCGGTTCTTTTATTGATGATCAATAAATCCGCATGGTCGTTATGTGAATGCCTTGGTACTTCTCCAAAATACCTCCAGTTTTTGCCTGTCAAATATGGTTGTATATCGCCTATAATTTTCAAAGCATATTCGTTCTCAGTCAAGAATCATCTCCCCTGGTCAACATCGTCGACCCGATCCGCCTTCCTCTTCTCTTTCCATCTATCATACAAATCAAGGACGATCATAATCGCGCCGACAGCAATGGCCAACTCTAAAACCTCACCAAAAAATATCAATTCGGCTTCCCGCCCTGGCCTGGGAGATGGATCATTTTCGGTTTGACTTTTTCAAATCCAACTCTGTCTCGAAGTTCCTTATGTTCGACATAGCTGATCTTATGGAGGATAGTCACCTTTGAAGTCTTGTCAATTAAAGTTTGCTCACCGGCGAAACGAGTGACAAATATCTGAGCTTCATGAACTGCCTTTGCTGTCATATGCTCAACGGCGTTTCCTATCCGCTCAAGGAGTTTATCTTTCCCCGTTACACAGTCAATAAATATCGACATAGTGAACGAGGCGGTCGGCTGATACTTGACATAGATCATCGCCGTGACATCAAATTTCCAAACGTTAAACTTTTTATTTTCCATTCTTCTCCTACACTTCTATCATTCCAAGCTGGACAATATTCTTCATCTCATTAATTGTTTGAATGTTATTCTTTTCCATTTTGTGTAGGAATTTATTAATATCAAGTAGGCTTGATTTGAAATCTTCACACAGCTCTATCACGCACCACTTGCAATAATCATCAATTATATCGCTTTCCGGTTCGTCGTCTGGGAGAATACATCTCCCGCAAATTTTACAGTTTTTCATGCTTCCTCCTTCAATTTCAACCATAGAGCCTCGGCGGCCGCGAACGCTTGCCACTCATGCGCTTTTAGTTTGTAAGTCTTCTCGGTTTTCTTCAGGGTGTCCCCGTACCTGGCAATCATGGCCGCTCGGATGTCTGAATTCTTCCCAGCTCTCTTGCCGAGAACAAGTTGCTTAATGTCTGTCCGCCGGATCCGGTGTAAAAAACTTTTGTCAACACCACTGTCAATAAGTTTCTGGTAAATCCTGGCAGCTATCCAGACGGTCTCGAAAACATTATTCGGCACCACATGACCGAAGTTCTCCGGCATCTCTAGGCAAACAAAATGAGGGCCTCCAGTAAACTTTGCGAAACCCGAAATGTCATCTATTAAATTCTCATTTCTGACCGTGCCATGACTGATCAAAACTCTCCGATTAAAACTATAAGTAACAAACCCCGACTCCTCCGGTCCCGGATCTATTCCGATTATCATGATTCCTCCTTTTTTATTCCACACTGGTCAATATAATCAAACCAGATAATCCCGTCGACAATACTGAAGCCACTGGGGCAAGAGCATTGCTCCCATTTGGTCGTCATTAATAAACCAATGGTCGCCTCGTTGAATGCCTGTTGAATTGTCGCGGACTTGACCTCCCTCCGCAGCTTCCAAAGCTCATGACCCAAATAATAGATCAAGGCTATTAACAAGACAGTGAATATTTTTGTCATTCAGTCACCCCCGTATCTGGATACATAGACAATAGTCGTCTCAGCTTAACGAATGAAAATTCACCCCGACAGATCACAACCTGACCGCGGAACAAAACGGGAGTCCGGAGTCGCTGCCTTCGCTGGATCAATGCAACCTCCAGAATGTGGCTCGGTAGATTCTTGGAGTCCCTGTCATATATAACAAAATCAACACCGAGCGATTTCAAATTCGAATACATCTTCTTATCCTCACCACCCAAATATTGCCATTTAGTCTCGAGCATTATGAATTTACCTTGATATGGGCGATCGCTTCGTCAATCATTTTTTTTAATATGAACAATGATTTTTTCGGAACATAAAGGTGGTATGAGTTCACTCCTCGATTGTCTTCGAGCGTTCGGGTCAATTGGAAATCCCCTCGCGCCGTTTCAACGAAAGACATTGTCGCGTATTTTTTTCCAAAAATATCGTCCGGCATACCACCAAATCCTTTCCCTTCTGGCTGTCCCACATGCGTTTCCACTGATACTGAAAATAATTTTTTCATACTACCTCCTTTTGTAAACATGGGACAGCGGGAGGTCGGGCAGCTTCATCGGCTCGCATAATGCCCCGTACACTTTCGGCCGGATCGAACGAGCTCCAAAATAAAAGCCTCAGCCAATCACAGCCCCCCGCTGAATTTGTGTCTCTCCATTCTCTGGCGACACCCATGTTATTTCTTCGGAGCTTTTTTTCGCCCCGAGCTTTTTTTCTTCTTAATTATCCTTACCACTTCAACCGCCGCCCAGACTGCACAGCCAAAAATCACACCCCACAAAAAAGCCTGAGCCAATGACAGGGCGACGACATTTGTTACATGATTGAAATACCTCTTGTCGAAATCAAGAAAGATTACCGCCCATATTCGAGAGAGGAAGTTCTGGAAGAACATCCCACACAAAAACACCACGGCAAACCAGAACGATTTTTTCCAGACCTTCAGGTTCCCGAATTTGAAATCAAGTGTAAACCAGTCTTTCATTTTAACCTCAAGCGCTGTTCGGTTTTCCAAACATCAATTGCATGGTCCGCCGAACTGTCTCGATAATGCGATGTTAGTTTAACTCGGCATCGCTCACAATATATAAGCCCACCGCCATGCAGCAACGGAACATGTATTGGCTTATGATTAAATAGTTTACATATTATTTTTTTAATCATCCCCCCTCCCTCAAAAACGGCATCAGCACACCCCGCCAATGCGAATTGGCTTTTTGCTTGGCTTGTTCTAATGTTTTTATTCCTTCTACTATAAGATCTTCTTTGTCATGTCCATCGCTCACATAAACCCAAAATCCATATTCACGGGGGTGCATTTTAAATATTTGATAAAATAAAACTCCAGAAAAAACTAACAAATTTTCTGATCTATAACATTTATTCTTGACTTCCGCAAACTCCAAATCCTTAATCTCAAACATCCTCCCCCTCCCTCTTGATCGTGCCTTTTACTATTGGATTGTCTTCCCAACATCTATTACATCTTTCTATTGATGGTTGTCTTTTAATCCAATACCATGCGGGACACATAATTAAATTCGGTGGACATCCCCTGATTTCCTTAAGCGGGATTCTCCCACACACAACGATTTTATTTTCCACTATCTCCATCCTGCTTTTTCTGCATCCGGCCTTGACTTGTACATTTCTATTTTTGCTTTTCCGATTATGGTGTTCAAAATACACCCATCGATAATGACATCCTCAGGTAAGTTATTTTCTCTCCTATATTCATGGAACTTTGCTAAAATTCTACTATGAAGATCCTCACAATATGCTGGAATAAAATTAATGCCCATTCAAACCTCCTCTTCTAATTTTTTCAAGTTCGCCTTTAGTCTTTTATACTGCGAGATATCCCCGGCCCCAGTCGGCGGGTCGGCTTCGTATTTAGCAATTATATTTTTGAGATTTTTTATTTTCTCCTCCCTCGTAGGTTCTTGAGAATTGTCAACCGGGAGAGGGTCGCGGGATTTTGTTTTTCGTTTTCCATTTCTCTTTGAACAAGACTCAAGTTTCTCTCTTAATGCTTCGTCCGATTCAAAACTATTTATATTCAAGACAACATTCCCCCACCTTTTCTCTAATCTATATTGAATATCCCATCCGTGCATTTTGAATGCCTTTTGGTAAATATCAAATCTTAAAGCCAACTCGACAACATATTTATATCCAAATGATTTTATCAATTTTTCAGTTTCTTTCTTATGCGTGAATTTAATTTTAAATCTTTTCAATAACCAATCTTCTATTGCTTTTGTAAAATCTACTTTTGTATTATCTACTTTTGTGGGTAGCTTTTTAGTAAACGATTCGTTTACCTTTTCGCTAATTTTCGTTAGCTTTTTAGTAAACGTTTTCTTTTTTGTTAACGGTTTCCATTCGTCGAAATTCTTATTAAATCTATATAAAACAATCTCTCCGTTATCTTTTTTGATAATAATTTTCATTGAAATTAATTTTTTTAAAGCTCTTATTATTGACGGCTTCTTTAATCCAGTGGCTTGATGAAATTGACTAAGAGAGATCCAGTCCTCTTTTTTATTATAGCCATAAGTTTTCCGAAGGATTGTGTCAAGCACTTGCCTTGCCTCTCCTGGAATTCTCGTTCTGCACAATGCGTCCATGATCTCGTTAGCTATCGCCGTGTAACCTTTCTCTTTTTGTGGATTTGCCATTTTCCCTCTTTTTAGATTCTTTCTTTATAGAATCAAAATATTTCCGTATAGCATTATCAACATTCGATTGATCCAAAACTTGCCTCGACAGCACGAAAATAAAAACATCATAGATATGCGATATTTTTAATTTCTCAAATGCTCTATTTAATTCATCGATATTAGAAGATAATTTAAATTTAGTTTTTATTGTATATAAAAAATCGTCACAAGATTTTTTGAATTTTTTCGATTCTTCCTCATGGCAATATTTACATAAAGTTATCAATTCGCTTTCATCATAATCCCAAGGGTCTGCGTCTTGTCGATATAAAACATGATGGACGTTCAGTGTGTCTTCGTCGCAATGACATTGCTGGCAAGAAAATTCATCCCTTTCTAAGATCTTTAATCTTTTTTTTTGCCACCGGGGATCTTTTAATTTTTCTGAATAAGTCATCTCACGCTCCTAGTATATAGCCCGAGGGAGGCGTGAGACCAGACAATACTTCCCTTTGATCTCTGGAGGAGACAGAGGGTTTGGTGAAAATGTATGGAACTCCCTCGGGCTTAATTTTGTTTTTTCTTTTCATATCCTGGTCTCACAACCCCATCTTAAAATATAAATAATCATTTGTCAAAAGGATTGTTATTCATAAACATAGAAATTAAAAGAAAATAAATCATCCACTCAACAAAATTTGCTCCCTCAACGATATTCATTCTAGACAAAGCTGAAGAAACTATTCCGGTTACAAAAAGAAATATAAGTTTTTGTTTCATTTCTCCTCCTCAAATCTCCCCCTGACGCCCCGATCTGCATACCGACATAATACCAACTACCAGAGGGCACTATCGCGCGCCGTGACAACACCCTGCCCTAATGGGAAGTATGCCTTCAGTCACCATCTGGCGTTAGGTGTTCGGGTATTTTTAATATAAACCTCTGTGATCCCGGGCGATTCCTCTTGACCATATCTTTAAAATCGACATCAAGCTGCTCACAGATCCAACGGACCCAGGTCGGGTTTAAGCTATAAGTAGTATTGTCCATCTTGTCAAAGAACCAGGGTTCGCCCTGCTTGTGCAATCTGTATTCAGTTCCGAGCTGCCGCCATTCCCTCTGGCGGGAAGTGATCCGATATTCTCCGTCCCTCGGAGTCCGGAGATCCTCGGTCGCCTTGTCGATCTGATAACTCCTGACGGTGTAATAATAAAATACATCCCGCTGGAGATTCATGAACACAGCGCGAGCGACCTCCAGGGCCGCCCGCTTCATTAGTACTTTCATTTACTGCTCCGGAATGTTCCTTTCGGTACTTCAATAATCTTAATGCCGTGGACAATAGATCCGACCTTCGGGTCGAATGTCTTGACCCATCCTTGCAATACCTTGTTGTCGAAATGATGAATCATACCGATTGGGAGTTGTCCTCCGGCGATAGCATTGACGACCGCCATCTCGTCAACGACTTCCGCTTTCTTTTCGAAGGTTGTTGTGTAAGATCCGACTTCGGTTTTCATTGTCTTCTCGACGGCTTCAATGTCGGGAGCTGGTGCGACATAAGCGTCAGCCTCCTCGCTTTTCGCTTCAGCCTCTTCGGTTCTTCCTTGACCTTCGAGATCCTTCGCCCTCTCGTTGAGTCTCTTTTGTTTCGCCGCTTCCTTCGCTTCCGATTCTGCGATTCGTTTCCGGTTCGCATCTTCGATCCTTCGTCTTTCTGACAAGTCAAAATCTGAAATCTTTTTCCTTATGATTCCAATTGCACTATTGAGAGGGTCCGTGATACTAGCATATTGGGCGACAGATGCTTTCCACGCTTCGTGGAGTTTTGGGACTACCTTCCCGCGTTTCTTTAGTGTGTCCTTTATGATCGCATTAGCTACGGCGATATGATCTATCGCCGTTTCCTTGTCGCTATTATTCTTTACGACCACCGACTCGGCGATTGATATTGATTCGTCTTTCCTTGACTCAAGAGCCTGGATCACTTCTTTTGCTGATAATTTTTTATTCATTAATACCTCCTTTGTAATTGAGTATCGACACACCACATAAGAATATTCGATACATGGTCCGGCAATACGGCCGCTTTATAAATCGAAATGTTCCATCTTTTTTTAAATACAAATTGTATAATTTTAACTTTGCGTCCTGATCTGCATACGCGACAAGCTGCATATGATCCCGCGCTTTCTGTTCGATCCCCGTTTTAATATCAACCAGCCATCCCCGATCGGGCATAATGATATCAGGCTTCCCCCCATAATTCCTTTTAGAGGTGAACTTGTTTTCAGTTATGACTTTCTCTTTCCGGATTGCATTCCAGTTGATCGATATCAGCCAAGCCTTAAAAGCATCGACATAATAAAGCAGATCTTTTGGGATATCAAAAACTCCGTACCCATTCATTAATGACTCACAAATTATATGAACAGCCGTCCCGCGGTCTGCGTACTCCTGGGGGATCTGGAATGTCTTCGGATAGATAAAATCAAGAACGTCAGACACAGCCAGGACAGGTTTTCCGTCCCGACTGTATCCTTCGTGAATGGAGGTTAACTCCAATCGGTTACGGCTAGAGCCGCACGTGTTGTCAGACACTTTATTCTTCGCCATCTTCGGCATCGGTAAAGAGTCCGGCCTTTTCGTCTGCTAAAAATCTTGTTTTCAGTATACCATACAGGGTTTGATTATTCACCTGAGCGATTGTTTCAACCCCTGCGAATTCTTTTTTCGGGTTCGTCGTTGCTTCGGTTAAATATTGGAGTGCTGCTTTTTGACTTCCAGTTGCATTCGTGATCTTCTGAAACAGGATGAGGCCCTTCCATCTAAAGAAGGCAGTCTCCGCCCGTCGTTCGTCGAGATCAAGAAACGAATTGACTGAGTCGTCCTCCGGAGAGTCTGGCGTCCTCGTCACGGTTTTCAAAACAGATAGAATTTTCTCATCGGAATCATAATGTTTTTCCATTTCCTCCAAGAGATAGGCGGATCGCTTCGTCAATTTCTTCTCGACTTTTTTCTCGACCGTTGCCGCTGGGATCGCCTTCGGGGTGTCCCAGTCAGTTTCATCTGGAGCCTCGAGGATATTCAAATCTTTGTTGTAAAATTTTGTGGTTTCGTCCTGGCCGATAGACGTCTGGACATCTGACGACAGATCCATTAATTTCGAAAGTCTTTTAATGCAGGTTTTTTTTTGCATTTCCGGCTTCCAGTTTTTCCAGGGACCGTCCTTTGACTTTGCAGAGTCCTCGACCTTTTTTAATTCCTCGAGAGACATCACGATAAACTCGTCGGTTCCATCTTTCATTTTCGCATGTGCATAAGCGCACTTTGCGGCCCCGCGATCCTTCCCAAAATAAGGCCTATACTCGAGCCTTTCATTCAACCCATATTCAAAATCAAAAACATCTTTTTCATATACGACATGGGCGGTGATCTTCTTGAGCTCTCCGGAGTTCCTGATCATCTTAACAAGTCCCCGATAACCAAATTGAAATTGACATTCTAGCCGACCCGTGTATTTGTTTTTATAGGGTACTAGGTGAGCGAGCCCCAGGGGACCGCCAGGTTCGAGGCCGAACTGAGTACATTGCATCATGGCACCGATCAAGCTCTCCTGACTGCACTCCAAAAGCTTCGGGTTCCGACTCAATTCGGTCAGGAATATTCTCATCATTCGATTAGGATCCACATGCTTCGGAATTGTTTTTTTAAATTCCGGAAGATAGGACTTGACCAAGTCCATAACCGTCTCGTCTTTTTTTACTAAACTTTTACCAGCCATTCATTCCTCCTTTGATAATGATTGTCTGATTTTATACCGACACAGATCCATGATTGTGTTGATTCCGTCCGGTACTGATCCGTTCAATATCTCAGACTCGAGTCTAATGATTTCGTCAGGGTCCAGTTTGAACCTAATTAAGCCGGGTGAGACATGGTCCACAATAATCTCGCGGCACTTCAAGGGAACTGACGACATTGGATCCTCGGTCCCTACAATGAGATTGACAGCGTCCCATTCCTTCCAGCCCAAAACAAATGCAACGTGCATTCCTGGTCCTGATCTTTTTCCTTTTACTTTTTTATCAATATTTCACCTCCTCGGTGGTAACTTTGGAATCAATGACTCGATACTTTTCATGGAGCCAGATATTTGTTATTTTTTTTGCTTTGGATTGCGACTCCGACCAAACCTGGCGGGAGCCTCTCTTCGTGTATTTCTGCGCCCCCTTCCCGAGCCCTCTCTGAAACTTCACCCAGTAATCCGTTTTGTATTTCTTTTTTCCGTCAATCATTTAGATTCCTTGGATAACGCCGTTTATTCTCAATGCTTTTGCTTTTACTGTTTTTGTTTGGTGGATAATCTTGGCGTCATCAAAATTAGATTTCCCGCTTGTGTTCCATTCCGTATACCGTTCCCATTTCCCTTTGACCATAATTTCACATGTGTTGTTTCGTCTTAGCGGATCGACTTTGCTTTGCTTTTTTGAATACAAAAAATATTCCATATTTTCCTCCTCGTTCACTCCCGGAGCCGGGCCGTACGGTAGGTAGCCATTCCACCCGACCCCAGGGTCAACGAATAGGTCATTCACTTAACACCTTGAATTTTTTAATAATAGACCTGCCCTTATCTTGGTTCCATAATTTGAGAGTTTCATTTCGGTTTTCATAATAACCGTCATGAGTCGCGATCCTTCCACCGAAAGGTTTTAGTCCTTCGTCGTGAAGAATACAAAGCCCTTTCTCGTTGAAAAAAACACATTCCCCATGATACCACCATCGATAATTTTCTTCCCCACCGTCTGATTTTGTCATCTATAACAAGATATCGACATCGCTTCCGGTATCGTTTATATCTTCGTCAGAATCAAAACACATCAACCGAAATTTTCCAATATGTTTCGTGTCGAATAACCTTTCAATATCTTCTGGGACTGGCCAGCATGGAGTATTTTGACACATTTTTTTACAATCATCACAACTACATTCTGTAATTTTTTGGTCTTTTAATTTTTCTTTTTTCGTCATATCAACCCCACTTGCCCGGTATTATTTTTGATCTGATTCCAGAGCCAGTCGGTAACTCTGACGACCTTTTCTTTTTCGTCAATGACCGCGTGAGACTTCGGGAACCAGCGGGTCTCGTTCCGACAATTCAATACCAGGAGATAGGCTTTCGGTGTCTGCGAAATCACCCTCCAAAAATCAATGGTATGCTTATGCGTTGATTTTATTTTCTCGTCTGTCACCAATCACCCCCCGCCGTTTCGGCATCCCCAAAAGTACAGGGACCACACATTCCGGATACGGGTAAAATCGGGCGTTGTCCACACACCTCGCATTCATGATCCCAATCCGGCTCGACTTCTTTATCTTGCGCGATTTCTTTTCCTTTTTCTGTTCTTTTTTGTTTATCTTCTCTCATGACTTCCCCGCTTTGGTCAGCACCCATCGGAGGGCGGTTAGCTTTGCCCGATTGCCAATCGTGATATCTTTTACTGATCGCGAATTTGGATTAGAAAAATAATATCTTTTTGGATTATCTATCTTATCCTGTACTACCGCTATCATTCTCTCAATCTCTTTTCTGGTTTTCATTTCATCACCTTCGTTTTATATAAATCCGTTCAAGCACATCACCAACCCGACTGCCTTCTGGTAAATTGGTTCGGTTGATACTGGACGTTTTTATATATTCAACCTTCATTTCTTTCTCATTAATAGTAACCTTAGTGATACCACCACAACCCCAGAAATCTCCAGTTCTCCATGATCCATAAAAATAGGTCCACAATAAGGTCTCCCACCATGATTTTTCACGAGCGAATTTAGTTGTCCCCATACATACCAATTTCAAATCCTTGATATTGCGACTATGGAAAATATGGTTGTGTGCATACAAAGACAGATCCACCTCATGTTTTAGCATTATATCCGTGAGCCAGCACTGATCGATATCTGGAATTGAAAAGTTTATACCGGTAATTTCCTGGAGCTTTTTGTAATCATTTGGCAATGCCGCTTGACCTATCGCCACAGGCTTTGCCATAAAGTCCCCGTATACGTCCCCCGGCCAACCTCCAAACATCTTGTGTTGTACAAGGATCTTATAAGTGGTGGATCTGTTCCTTTCGAGAACTCTCTCTATTTCGCCCTTCTGCCATTCCCCAATTTTATAATCTTCAACCATCTCGATGGGGTTTCTGTTTCCAGATTCACTATCCAGAATCATTAACATCACACCGAATCCATTCTTTTTTATTTCGATACACTCAGTCCGCCTACCGATGGGATTGATTCTTTTAATACATCCTTCCTTTAACGGGGGAGGGACATCATGATTCCCATGTACGAATTTCACAGCACAGGGTATACGAGAGAATATATTATGGACGTACAAATCAAATATCTTTTGATATTCCATTATGTCTTCTGTTGTTGCCTGGTCATAATCCTTGAGTCCAAATCCGGGCCACAGGTTCAGCATCCCTATTGGGTGATAATCCCCGCCGATAATAACCATGTCCGGGTCTTCGTGCTTTATGATATATGCAATTGCGGAAGCCAAACAGAAACCATTAACCAGTTTCCACTCCTCACCTTCCGGGACATAATCCGGATTCTTCAACAACTTGTCAACAAACATATTGACATATTCACCACTGAGCCGCAGGGTTCGGAGCCGTTCGTCTTTTAACTGCCATTCTTTATCGTCAGCATCTCCGAAGGTGTGGGGATCCCCAATAAAAATAATATTCATTTCCGAAGCCCAGGCCCCAGAGCACAAAATTAAAAACAAGATAAATGTTTTTAAGGTTTTCATTTCATCACCTCTACGGCTTCCGGAACGTGGATCGATGCGAGTTCGTAAAACAGAAGTTCCTCGTCAATGTTTTCAAACTCCTCGGGGAAAGCTGATTTCATACGTTTTATAAATTCGTCCAGCTCGGCGGGCGTCGGTTGCTTATGGTCAAACCATCCCCATGACATCAAACAAAACATCTTAATGTTTTCGTCTTGTGTCATTTCTTCACCAGCCCTGACGCGATCAGCGCCCATTTCCAATATTTCGGATCGCCGTGGAATGATAATTCGAATGTGCAGAGGATTGTATTCATTCTCGTCGCTCCGGTTATCGCCTTGACAAGGCGGAAACTATTCGCCGGATCCGAGGAATAAAGGGGATACCGGTCGAGACCGACGAAGGGGAATCCCCTCAGTAACAATAGCAATTGATGGAAGTTCATCTCGAAGCACGAAATCAATATCACCCCATCTGTTTTTTTTCCGGTGTTATCGAATGTATGTTTCGACAAGCTGACCTTTATCGGGCGAACACGGGGAAGATTTTTTTTAACCTCGCGAACCGCCTTGTCGAATTTCTTGGTATTGAGTTTGAGTTGGAGTTTGATATCTTTTGGTTTCATACCCCCCTCCTCGCGAGACCCTGAATCGCTGAATCAAGAGACTCCCTTTTCTCGAGCATCCATTCGATGTTCAAAAGGTCCGTACATTTCCCGATCGCATGATCGAGCTTCCTGAGTTTTTTCGAGAGGTTGACTTTCTTCTCTCTCATGAACTTACATTTTAATTTTTGATTCTTTTTGATCGTGTCTGACATAACGACCTCCTTTTCATACTTCCTATTATAAGGTTGTTTTTAAAAAAGTCAATAGTTTTTTTAAATTATTTTATTATTTTTTAAAAAACTGTGGATCCACACTTTTCGAAACGGGAATCGGAGACACTAGGGATATCTATCAGCTGAAGCCGGATCCGGCGGGCCCGGTTCGTATATAGTGTCCGTGCCAGCTCCCGGGTTGCTGCATATGGTGTCTATAAATGTGGAGAAAATTCCGGTAGTGTGCAAAAAAAAAAGAGGAGGAAGGAACCGTTGAACCCTTCCTCCCCCTTGGTGGCACTTGGTACGCCTGGCGAGGGCGTTGGAGGTACTATTTTAAATATTTATTTTAAGAATCTTAACTACTAATCCTAGACCGCCGGTCGGATATTTTTCTCCCTGAGCATTAATCCCCCAGCCCGCGAACGCGCCGAAGAATAACCAGCCGGTTTTTTTTCCCAATAGTATTTGATAGTCCGAGTCCCATGTCTCGATCTCGAGTTTGAGTGCTGTGATCTCTGTCCTTGATTCTCGGACGGATGTCTCGAGACCGGAGATTGTCAAATTTAACCCAGCGATCACCACGTCTTTCTTTTTGATAGTCGAATTCAGGAGGACGATGACTTCGGTTTTCTTTTTATCATCCTCCTCTAGCTTGTCATATTTCTCCTGAAGTGGTATGTCCTCTTCCCTGAGTTCGGTTATTTCGATATGGGACATGGTGGGGATTCTCGCCGCTTCAGCCTTGTATTTTTCCGCTTCGGCGTTTGACTTCTCGGCTGCGTCCTTTCTCGTCTCGGCGAGAGCGAGAGCATCCTTTAACTTTTTGTCGATCTTGTCGACCCTGACATCGACCTTGACCTTGTCCTCCCGGATCTTTTTCCGGAGGTCAGCATTCGAGCAGCTCTGTTTTAGATTCATGAAGAGAACGAAAGACAAAACGCAAATCAAAATCACCATCCATTTTTTACTCATCTGATCGTCCTCCCTTTTTGAAAAACTTATTGACCACATTTGATTTTTTTGCAAGGTGCTCGACCCCGTTCGCCAATCCGAAAATCCCTATTACAGAAATAAGAAATTTTGAAAGGATTTCGAGGGCCTTGAATGCGTCACCCTCCGGGATCAAAAAGACAATCATCCCCAAAAAAATAACAATGAAAATCATTGACCCAATACCCGCGACCCATAATTTCCTTTTGCCTTCGAGCCGACCATTCAAGACCGGCGCTTCATTCTTCTTTATCATCTTTTCCCCTCCTCGTCATGAGGATATTTTTAATTCCATCAATGGAATTGAAAATCTTCTCTGTATTCCTTGCGTTCCCGACTTGCAACTCCGTCAAATGTTTTATGTTGAGTTCCGAAAGAGAGACCCTTGTTTTCAAATCACTCGCTGACTTATCCGATGTCTCTATTTTTTGAAAAAGGGTTTTAATAGAATCTCCCACTGACTGGACTTTCTCTTTTATATACTTGAATGTTTCGCGGCAAGCCTTCAGGTTTTGGCTTTCGTGTGTTTTCGGTTTATTCATTTTCAGCACTCCATAAATAAAAGTCAATACGGTTGCCAGGGACCCTACAAATCCCAGGGCGATCGCGAGTTTATCGGTCATTTTTTTATTGCATTGACTATCAGGCTAACCCCGTATCCAACAAAGGCGGCGACGGTTCCCCAGAAAACAAACCGGGGTTTAATCCAGTATCCAACAATACCCGCGAGTGCCATTGATAAAATAAATACTGGAGTGAAGAACTTCTCCTTGATGGTGTTAAAGTATCCTTTGAAATCGACAAAATTTTCCATGTGTTTCTTCTCCTTTTTTTTTGGTTTTCTTTCTGGATCCTTTTCTTTTGGATCCTCTTTTATTTCTGGATCCGGATCCGGTTTGTTTTCTCTCTGAAGGAATACGGTCTCGATATCAATATCCCGAGTCTCGTCCTCTTCAATAATACGCTTGACAATATCGAGCCCCTTTCCGAATTTGCCCCTCATGTGCAATTCCTTCCCGGCGAGTTTCTTCCATACCAGATCGGCAAAATCCCTGATACCCTCGCATTTAAAAGTATTGTCCCAGCACAGGAATTCAAAGAACCATTCCCGCTTGATCGAGAATCTGAGGGGATTGAAAATATTAAGAAAGTTCCGGGCCTTCTTAATAAACGCATAGTAATAATCAACTATGTGCTGGCCAGTATGCCGGATCCTGTTTCCGTCCTGATCTCTCCGAACGGAATCCCCGTCGTTTGATTCGTCAGAACTTTTCCGTTTTGGCATGTTTGCGTTATTCGCTACGATCCCTGGAAGATGTTTTGTTTTTATACATTGGTGCCGGGTCGCCCTCATATCAAGCTCGATCCTTTCGCCCCACTCCTTGGCTTTCCGGTTCCCCATTTCCTTGACCATGTCCTCAATTTCTTCTTTAATCCATCGCCACTTGATCAACGGTCTGTTTTTTTTCGTAGCGATCGAGACAATTAATTTCCGAAGAGACTTCCAGTGAATGTGTCCAGGTGAAAGATTCTGAAAACCAGACAACATATATTGCTCGGCGGTTTTCCCTTCCGGGAAATAGATTTTATTTGACAGGTTTTTATACCACTCCCAGCAAGCCGGGACATAATTGGTAATCCCTTCATTGCAATACACATGATAAACCTTCAAGCCTTTTCCAGCCCAATAGTTAAGCCTGTCAATGATAGCATTCTCATACATGGTCCGGGCGTATTTGGTTTTTGAATCCATGCCGTGAAATCCCCGTATCCCCAGGTTATTTAAATACCAGGGAGAGAATTTTTCCCGTCCGTCCTTCACCCCGCAATGGTCATTATATCGCCATTTAAAAGAAGCGTCCTCCGGGTACAAAAACAAAAGACATTGGCAAGCGAAATCAAGCGCCTCAAAGAACAGAGGGTTCCACTGGTACGGCTTCCCTTTTTCTGGGAGTATGTATTTTTTTTTTTCGGGGTCCCAGGGGAACGGAGTACAGTGAATGCTCTTTGATTTATCATTGATAAAGGGGAACATCTCCGCAAGTCCCGACGCTCCGGAATGCAATGCCCTCAGAATCCACAATAAAATCCTTGGCTTGAGAACCTTGTTGCCTTTAAAGCACCCGCGATTTCCATTAAAAATTGCCAGCCATGCCGCGTGAACAATCGGCTGTTTTCTCTTTTTGTTATAGATCATGATTATCTCCTTATTGAAACGACATACATTCAATGTTTCGGACTATCTCTTTGTAATGGGAAAGACCATAAGCGGCTGCCTCTTCTGGAGTTCCCATTAGATCGCATTCGATCAGAGTTGTTTCTTCTGCAACCCTATCTCTAAGAACTGGATCCACCTTTTTCAAAAAGGGTTTCCACTTTTTATCAATAAACGTTTCGTAAAGAATGCGATCCGCCAAGACCGTATAACTCTTGATTGTCATTCTCACAATACACGAGAATGGCGTTCCGCCAAATTGAATGAGATAATATACCTCGTCTCCGATTTTGTACTTTGGTTGTAAATTTTCCATAAATCCTCCCTTAGTTAAATATAAAAAGCCACACGAGTTTTCCGCCCACCTCAGTGCCGGTGTTTAGAGTGAATTTTATATAATTTATTTCGCCAGCGGTTAAGGCCGCAGAAATATCCACCTCAACCGCCCCGTTCTCGTCGTCATAAAGTGCCGTTAAATCTGCCGCGATTTTAGTCCCCCAGGCCGTGGCCGGGTCATCTGATATAAATATTTCAAGAAACGATGTTGTAAAGGTTGTTTTTTGAACAGACGAAACGGTTCCGCCATTAACGCCAGCATTCGCCGTGTTCCCGGAAACCGAGGACGAAGAGGACGACCCGCCAGTGTTACCGATATCCTCGCTACTCACTTGACCATT